CCTTGTCATGAGCCGCCACGGTGAGCGTGTCGCGGCCACATGGCGTTATTTCTTCAATCTCAAGGATCCTGTGCCGCGCGTTGGCGCTGAGTATTGGAACCTTTTGATTGCAAACAGGATTGCACTCTGATGGCGATGGACGAAACACGCTTCGCCGCCACGCTCGCGGACCTCATCACGGATTGCGAGAACTACCGCGAAGAGCGTTCGGCTGACCGCATTCAAGCCATGAATTACTACGATGGCAAGATGTCGGACGTGCCAAGCGACGAAGGCCGGTCGCGTGTCGTCAGCCGAGACGTGCGTGCTGCCATCAAGAAGGTGCTGCCAAGCGTTGTTCGCACCATCCTCGGCAATGACAAGGTTGTTGAGTTCGAGCCTGTCAGTGAGGGCGACGAAGAAAAGGCCGAACAAGCCACCGACTACATGAATTACGTAGTCCTGCCCGAAAGCGATGGCCGTGAGGCTATCCAGGATGCAATGCACGACGCGCTGTTGCTCCGTAATGGCGTCATCCGCTGGTGGCACGACGAGCGGCAAATCATCAAGGTCACGCACCACACCGGCCTAGACGACATGACCTTCGCGCAGCTTGTCGCGGCTGATGATGTCGAGGTGCTGGAACATTCGCCACGCATCGAGAACGTGCAGCAAATGGACCCGATGACGGGCCAGCCGATGGCAATGCAGGTTCCGGTTCATGACGTGAAAATCAAGCGGGCCGAGCCTGTTCGCAAGATCCGGCTGGCTGCTGTTCCGCTGGAAAAGTTCTTGATCCACCCCGACGCCATCGACCTTGACGATGCGCTGTTGGTGGGGATTGGCGAGCGGCTCCGGCGTGCGGATCTGGTGGCGATGGGTTACGACCGCGCCACGATTGACGCCCTGCCGGAAGCCTCGACGGACTTGGAAGCCGAAGAGGAGCGCCTGCAACGTCGCCGCGAATATGCGGAAGAAACCGTAACCGAACGGATGTTGCAGGAAGTTGACTATTACGAAGTCTATGTGCGTATCGACAAGGATGATGACGGGATTGCCGAACTCAGGCGCATCGTTCTAGCTGGCGGCACCGGGCAAGAGAACATCCTTGAGGATGAATATTGGGACGAGGTGCCATTCGCTGACATTGCGTGCGAACGGCGCCCTCACCAGTGGGAAGGCGCATCGGTTGCCGATGACGTGACGGAAATCCAGCGTGTCAAGACGGTGCTGTTGCGGCAGACGTTGGACAACCTCTACTGGCAGAACATGGCGCAGCCTGCCGTGCAGGAAGGCGCGATTGAAAACCCCGAAAGCGTGCTGAACCCACAGTTCGGCTTGCCCATCCGCATCAAGCGTGGCGTGAACGTCGCGGACGCATTGCAATATAACCGGGTGCCGTTCTTCGCCGAACAGTCGTTTTCGATGCTTGGCTATCTCGACAACGAAGCGGCTGACCGGACGGGCATTAACGACGCATCGTCTGGCATGGCACCGGACGCTCTGCAGAACACCACGGCCAAAGCCTCGGCCATGATTGAGGCGCAGGGCATCGGCCAGACTGAATTGATTGTTCGCACGCTGGCTCATGGTCTAAAAAGGGTATTCAAGGGCCTGTTGAGGCTGACAATCCAACACCAGGACAAGCCCCGGTCGGTTCGGCTGAAGGGCAAGTGGGTGCAATTCGACCCCCGTTCGTGGGACGCGAACATGGACGCCACGGTCAACGTCGGCCTCGGTGCCGGCACCCGTGAACGCGACATGATGATGATGTCACAGATTATCGGGCTGCAAGAGAAGCTTGTCGCGGTGCTCGGTGCTGACAATCCGTTCGTGACGCCTGACAACGTGCATAAGGCGCTTGTCGGAATGACCATGGCGGCAGGCATCAAGTCGCCTGATATGTATTTCAGCGCGCCAGATCCGCAGGACATCGAACGCCGGAAGCAGATTGCCGCAACGAAGCCAACGCCTGAACAGGAAAAGGCACAAGCGGCGATGCAGATTGAGCAAATGAAGGCTCAATTGGCCATGCAGATGAAGCAAGCCGACATGGAAGTGCAGACCAACAAGGAACGCGCCCAGATGGACGCAGACTTGCAGATCAAAGCGGCTGAAATGGAAAAAGACGCCATCGCACGCCGTGAGCAGCTTGAAGCCGACGCTATCAAGGAAGAGCAGAAGGCCAACCTGAAGCGTGAAGAGATGGCGCAGGCTCGCGAACTGAAATTACTTGAACTGGCACAGCAGCGTGAACTTGCAATGCTATCCAGCGGCCTTGAGGAAGGCCCTGACGGCGCTCCCGTCCAGAAGAGCGCGCAAGCCATGGCGCAGGTTATCGAAGCCGTCCAGATGCTCGCCAGCCAAGTGCAGGGCATCAGCGCCATGCAGAGCGCTCCGCGTCGTGTCGTGCGTGACCCGATGACCGGCGACATCGTGGGCGTTGAGGTTGACGGCAGCAGCGCGCAACGGGTTGTCCGTGATCCGCAGACCGGGGACATCGTGGCAGTCGAGACGGTGCAATGACGGTTTCACTCAAGCACGGCTTTAACAGCACGATTGCAGACGACCCGGCATCGGTAACGGCTGGCCATGTCCTGCCATCGCACTGGAATGCAGAGCACACGCTGACAGCGGCTGCAAATAGCGTTGTTGCCCGTGCGGCTGCGACTGGCGGGGCTGTGTCTGACGTGGCGCTATCTGCGAGCCAGCTTCTCGGGCGAGGCGCTACAGGCGACGTGGCGGCGATTACGCTCGGCACGAACCTGAGCATGTCGGGCGCGACGTTGAACGTTCCCATTTCGTCAACCTTTGCAGGCGGCGTTTATCCGTCAGGGCTGTCTTCACCGGCAACGCAACTGCTGTTCAGTGACTTTCTGTTGAACAGGTTCACGAACGAAAACAGAGAAGTTGGCTTCGGGCAAACCGCGTTTGATGGTGGCGTAACAAGCTTTGCGTCGGGTTCCAACATAGGCATATTTGAATGCTCGACCGGCACGACGAACAACGCAACAGCGGGCATGGTCTGCGAAACTAAATGGACGCCAATTTCAGGCGGGACAATCAAATACAAGGCGCGTGTGCAATGGCCTGACACGCTGCCAAATGGCACCGAAACTTATTCAACGTTCTTTGGTCACTGCGCCACCTACGGCGTCCCATCGTCCCAAATGGCTGGTTTTGTGCTGCGGTGGACAGGTTCGGCGGTCGCATTCGAGGCGGTCACCCGCGCGGCAGGAACGCAGGACACAACGACCCTGACGACACCAACAGCGGCGACATGGGTTGTGCTGGAAGTGGTCATCACCGGCACGACGGATGCAAAATATTATGTTGATGGAACGCTTGTTGCAACGCACACAAACTTGCCGACTGGCACTAATCAAAACCCGTTCACGATAGTCAAAAGCGCAGGGACAACTGCTCGGAAATATTGGGCGGACTGGGCCGCGATTGAGGTCACACGGCCATGACGTACCAAGAACGAGTGCTGGACGCTGCCGGTAATGTCATCGAAATCCGTGAACGGAATGAACAGCCACCACCACCTCCCCGTGTCCCTGAGCAGGTCACAGAAACCCAGTTCATGCGCGCCGCTGTCAAGGTCGGCATCGTCACGGCTGATGAAGCTAAAGCCTATCTGGCGCGCGGTGTCATTCCATCATTCGTTGAAACCGCAGTCGCTCAAATCCCTGCCAACGTGCGCACGGATGCTGAACTCAAGATCATCGGGTCCGACACATTCCACCGGACTGATCCCGTATTCGCAATGCTTATCGCGGGCGGCGCTGCGACATCTGAGCAGGTGGATGACCTGTTCCGCCTCGCCGCAACCCTCGACTAACCAGACAGGAGACCAACCGTGTCAGCCTCAAATGCCTTTGAAACCAGCATCCTTCAGCACATCTTCCAGAATGCCGACATTGCCAACGTAGGTGATGCGACCGGCCTGCGTGGCTCGACCACGGCAGGTTCATTGTATGTGTCACTGCACACGGCTGATCCTGGAGAAGCCGGCGCGCAGAACACCTCCGAGGTATCCTACACCGGATATGCTCGGCAGGCTGTTGCCCGCTCCGGCTCCGGCTGGGTGGTGTCTGGCAACAACGCATCCAACGCGGCGGCGGTTGCATTCGGCCCTTGCACGGCTGGCTCGGCAACCATCACCCATTTCGGCATCGGCACGGCATCGTCTGGCGCTGGTGTGCTGCTGTTCAAGGGCGCGCTGACTGCCTCAATCAGCGTTACCACGTCATCGAATGCGACACAGACGTTCGCAATCGGCGTGCTTGATGTGGACTGCGACTGATGGCTGACAACGTAACCGCACTCGCCAACACAGGCACCGGCACGGACGTATTCGCCACTGACGACATCGGCGGCGTCAACTATCCGCGCACGAAAGTCGGGTTCGGTGTTGACGGCTCCTATGAGGACGCCAGCGCCACGAACCCGCTGCCTGTTCAGGCGTATGGCGAACTGGTCGAAGCCATTGAGGCCATGCGGTTTGCGATTGCATCGCTGACCAAGACCATCGGTTATGCGCTACCCAACGCATCGGGTTTCCCCATCATGGAAGCCCGGCAGGCAACGGCAGCGAACCTGAACGTCACAATCGGGTCTGGCACAGTCACGGTTGGGTCTGGAACGATTACGACGCTCACGAACCAAAGCC